TGATAATTCTATCACCAACTCTAATCTCTGTACCAAATTGTGTTCCTGTGCCAACAATAAACGGACTATTATTAGTCACATTTGCAGTACCAGAAATTCTCGATGGTTGAATTTCAATTTGAGTAATTGCACCATTTGCTGCTACAGCTTTAACTGCCGCAGCTGCACCTCGACCAAATGTTCCTGGTGGATTCGAACCAAATACAACTTCATCACCAACTCTGTAGTATTGACCACCATTATTAATTTTAATTCTGCCTACTGACTTAAAATCTTTAATACTATATGTAGTTGTACCAGCAATAAATGTTGGTGCATTGGCATCTAATATTGGAGATATTGCAGTTGAAGTATTTGAGAATAGAACAATGACATTTGTTATTGGACCCAAATTGGAGATTGTTAGAAAACTCAATGCATCGGCAATAACAGTTGAAACATTTTCACCAGCAGTAATTATTGTTGATGGAAAACCATAGTCAGCTGCAGAAATTAAAGTATTTGCATATGTTGATATAACATCATTTGAAACAGTAAATGTATCTAGAGTTGAATTGGCAACTCCAGTTGTATCTACACCATCAACAGCTAGGTCGAGTGAAAATGGACTAATTCCAGAAACTGTAATATCACCATTAAGTTCAAATCCTGCACCACCATAATTTACAACGATGCCATCGATGTAACCCTCAACAATATCATCAACAATAGCAGTTGCATCTTCTGTTGCACCACCGCCAGTAACAATAACAATATCACCAACATTGTAACTTGCACCACCGTTAACTACATTAATTTTGTTAACAATTGAAAATGTATCTGCTCTAAGTGTTATTAAACCGCCATTATCATCTATAACTGTCGCTTCAACTTCCTCACCACCAGAAAATGTTCCAATCAATGTTTTATCATTGATGAATAACTCAAATGGAAAACCAAGATTCAATCGGTCGGTAATAATCCGTTTTACCGACCTCTCAACCAATGCCGTTGCACCTGATGTTTTACCAGTAACTTTTCTATCTTTCAATAGTGCAACATCAAAATTAGTATAAACAACTTTGACTTCTGAATTTGCAACCGGTGCAGTATTGAAAACTAATTTTTTTGATTCTTTTCTTATGTAGTAATCGGTTGCATATGTTTTAAGAACACTATTAACATAAACTAATGCTTCATCAGTATTAACTTGTTGTGCCAATAAAAATGTAGTATTGCCTGTTGCCGTGTACACACTACGAACATCAGTTTCAATTCTTAAAATGTTGTCTACTGTCCACTTACCATCAGAAGCTTTTAATACATTATTTTTTGGTAAAATAATATCAACTTCATCATTAAACAACATTCTGAATAGAAGTTTAAATGACTTTTCATTACCTTTTGCTAGGTAAAGTGGAAGAACATTTTTGATTAATAATGCTTTATCTACCTGAGAATCTTTTGGTAAATAAGAAGCATAAGTGTTTAAAAATTGCTCTTCAAAGTCTTCAATAGAAATATCAACATCAGATATATCTTTAAGTTCTTTTGCTTTGGTAAGCAAATCATTCTTTTTCGTACCTTGTTTATTCTCAAGGAATTCGTAATACGCTTCTAAAAAAGAAATGAAAACAGGATATTCTTCCCGAACAAATTCAGGAACTTGTCTGTTTATTAATAAAGAAACTTTATTATCAGACATTAGATTTCGACTAGTTCAGTTGTTATTGAAGTTGGATCTGTATCGTCTAATGTGATAATTGTATTTCTAAATGATTTAACAATACCTTTTTCAGATTCAATAGTTAGTCTCACTAAATTATCAAATGTTGCCAAAGAAATAATGTTTAAATTAGTTAATGTTACCAAACCAGTATCATAGTTGATTGAACCAATATTTGAATTTACAACTTGTCTTTCTGCATTATCATCAAAATAAACAAGTCTTAGTGTACCATATCTTCCATCTAATACAGCAGTCGCAATACCACCATAACCATTGCCACCTGAAATCGTAATGATAGCACGACTATAATTAATTCCTCTATTAGTGATTGCAATAGATTGAATTCTTCCATTGACAATCACAGCAGAAGCAGTTGCGCCAACACCATCACCAGTAATAGTAACAGTAGGTGCTGTTGTGTAACCAGATCCAGGATTAATTACTTGTATATCAGAAATACCTGTATATGATTCTGGAATTTCTTCAATGATAACATTCCGTAAAGTTTCAACATCATCGTAAACATCAAAATTTGATGATACCATTTTATTTGTTGTCGTACCACGATGTAACGGTGCATTAAATTCTATCTGATATGTAGATGCCGAACTCAACGATGGTTCAAATCTTTTTTGTAATCTTAATATTGTTTCGGATCCAGTAATTGTATTTAAATCTACCGAGTCAATATAGTCTTGCATTTTTGACAAAACAAAAGTAGAAGCAAATTTGTTTAAAAAAATATCTTTATAATTTATAATTGAGTTTTTAATAGCATCTTTTATTGCTACAGAATTTGAAGTTGTTTTTGTTTTATCGTATTGTACATAATTTTCAACTAAAATGTACAAATATTTTGGATCAACAATTTCAGTAGACACAGCAACAATAGATTTTGGTTTAATAATTTCATCAATAATTCTTTGTTTCTCTGTCTCTGTGATAAAATAGTTTTCTTTTGGTTTTAATGAAACAAAAACTTTACCATATACTGGTGGTGTCTCATCTTCACCACCCCATACTGACAATGAATCAATATTTGGATAACTTCTCTTTAAGAATGTTTCATAATCTTTGAATGTAACAAGTCTATTTTGTGTTGAAAATTGTGCTGCAGCTCCAAATTTAATTGAGTCGATTGATTCTCTTATCGAACCACCGGCAGCAACAGTAACAGTAGTTACTGTAATATTTGTTAATCCATTAATTGTAGAATTTGGAACAAAAGCAGCAGCTTTATTAGCAGCAGCACCACTTGTTATCAGATATGATACTGAAATTATAGAACCATCATCTAATGCTTTTCCTAAAACACCATCACCAAATGATAATTGAAATTGGCCATTTTTTCCTTCTTGTAGGAAATATACTGTTGAAGCTGAATTGATTTCTAAAATATCTGTTACGGCAGTATACACTTGAGTTAATGTATTGCCAGAATTTGGAACAACTGAAACTTTAATTGTTGTTGTATCAATGCCAGAATCTGGTAGAGTAAATGTTCTTTTTGGATTTGAATTTTGATTATAGGTGAACGAATATGTTGGTAAAGTACCTTCATAAATTTTTACACTATCATAGTAAAATACTGTTCCTGATTTTGTCGCAGTTACATCTTCCAACATGACAAAACTATAAGATTGTGTATCAATTAAAGAAGAGCTGAATGTTGTGCCTCTTGGAATAGTAACAACATCTGATGTTGTATTAGAAGTTTCAATAGTTATATTAATTAGTGCTTCTGGTGCAGTAATTGATTGTGGAGTATAACCTAAAGTTTTTGCATGTGAAACAACAGAATCTCTTAAAATGGCAGTGTCTAAAAATGATTCATTTGCAACCATATTCAAGTAGTATGAATTATAGTGGGTGTTATAAGCAAGAATATCCAACAGAACAGAAAGTCCAGCACCTTCAAAATCATAGTCTTGAAATGTGTTTTGTTGTTGTAAATAACTTTTTAGATTTTGCTTGATTTGGTCAAAATCAAGGTCTGAAATATTTAAACGAGCGTTAGCCATCTTTATCTAATCCGTTCTAGGAAGAAATTAATTGTTATTGGTGTTGTTCTATTGACAACATAGAATTCCATATAGACTTTAAATCCGTTATTGTCATAGTCCGGAGAAACATTCAACCTAGATATGTTTGCCCTTGGTTCATAATTACTAATAGTCTGTTGAATTTCTTTTTCCAATGTTGTTGCAGTAATGGTATCCATGTTTTCAAACAAAAGACGGCGAACATTACTACCAATGTCTGGTTGAAAAGGTCGTTCATAGTGATTTGTCAAAATGAGATTCTTAATAGAATTCACCACCGCTGTTTCATTCGTGTAGCGGTTGATATCTTTTTTGACAGGATGTATAGTGAAATTTAAGTCCAAATCACTATAAGCTGCGACTATGTTTGTGGTTGCGGTTGCCATCTTCTATTTATGAGTTAATCCTGGTTAAAAGCTTGCTGGTTCCGGTGTAATCATTAAGTAAAGCCGTTTCTGATGAACCCATATTTGTAAATTGTTTAGTTTTATTATAGTCGGAAAGCATTGTTTTCATATTGGTAAAAAATGTTTCATCATGAGTTCTTCTAGTGTCCATAAAAGTAATTGCTTGATTAATTGAAGTATTGATTGTATTAGCTTGCGTTAGAGTCAAACTTGATTCTGCATTTGGAGTAAATGTTATACTAGAATTTATTGTATTTGCATATGTTGAAATTGCATTATAATATACATTCATTTCTGGACCAGTAAATAAACTTGTCTGTGATCCATTTAAGATTGCGGTATTACTAATACCATCAGTTTGATATATGATGTATGTTAAAATTTTACTAGTGCCTTTAATAGTATCTCTGAATGGTTTTGTTGATGAGAGAACGGCATCAGAAGTATTTCCTGCAAACGCATCACTTAAATTAATTGCACCAGAAACTCTATCTGTGTGGTCTTTAAAATTGGTTGCAGATGTAATTAAATTATTTGATGAATTAGCAACATTTGCCATTACATTTGATACACCAATGTTAGTGTAAGTTACAATAGTGCTCACAATATTTTTTATTGCATTTGCAGAAACAACAATATTAGTTGATACTGATCCTAATGGATTTTGAAGATAACCACCAACATTACTTGTTGCTATATCCTCTGTTTGCCAATCTTGAATTAATGAAGGCATAGAATCCATGTGTTCTACTGTATTTGCGGAGAATTCAGTTATGTCTCCGTGTGGATCGTTATAATTGTATCCTAAATTTTGAAATAATGTTGCCATAATTAAAACCCGAAACCGACTGAGGGAAGGAGGGTAGAGCTAGTAATGCCTGGACCACGCAAGTGGAAATGTGTATGATAATCATAAAGGGTATCATTAATCAAATCAGTATTTAAAATTGCAGATGTTATACCATGGCTTGCCAAAAGAACATTTGTCTTTAAAAAGTTTCCAACTGGTGCTGTTACAGAACCTAATGCTGTCATTGAACCAATAATATTAATACAACCAGGAGTGGCAACTGGTGTTGCTGGAGTTGGAATACCTAAACTCAAGCCGCCAAGCGATGATGTGAACCCAAAAGGTCCTGCATATACACCCATGCCTGCATTAACTCTGGATTCAGCAGTAAGACTATCACATGTGATAGAGCCACTAATATACAAATCTGAAACTAAGTCTAAACTTTGTCCAGACGAAAATCTCAATGAACCACCAAAGCTTTCATTTGCACCAATTTCAACATCACTATCGCCTTGAATTGAAATGTCTTTGACACCTCTTACATTCATCTTACCTTTAACTGCAAGATTATAGTCACCATTAACTTCTTGATTAAAATCACCATCAACTTGCATACTACAGTTACCCTTAACTATAATATTGCAAGCACCACTAACATAAACATTCTTTTTACCTATTGTGATATCAAAATTTTCACCAAATACTTTTACAACTTGGTCACCGTTTGGATGCATTTCAATAAAGTTTTTAGATTTACCGTGTTGTAAGCAAACTCTTTCTCTACCAGGAGTATCATCTAATTGAAGAGAATGTCCAGATTCACTATCAATTATTTGATTATATGGATATAACGGTGGATGGTCTGGATCCGCAGGTGAAGCTGGTTCAGTAAATAAAACTGTTGACGGGTTCGATGCTAAGGCTGCAGTTATTGTTGCATA